TGTAATTTATACAAAAACTCTAATTTAAGTGGAACTAGGTACACATATAAAGCGAATACTTCAGTAACTATTTTAAAGAATATAAATTCTAATGTGGATCAAGTAAAAGTAAAAGCTACAGGTAGAGTAGCATATATAAATGTGAATAATTATAAATAATATAAGAGGTAGATTAATTAATTTTAGTCTACCTCTTTTTTTCGTTTTAAGGGGTATAACTACATAGCATTAAAATTTAAATCGCTTAAAATTGATTGTAATTCGAGTTTGAAAAAAAGTATTGACAAAATATGAATAAAAAGTTTAAAATTAATACACAAAGAAAAATATGAATTTGATATTATGTAAATTTTGTGCTATAATCTTGATAAGAGAAAGATGCAAGCTATAATAAAATACATTTTATAGTTTAATTTTATAAATATTGTGAATATTATTTATAAAGGAGGAATTATGAAATGAATAAAATTTTAGTATTAATAATTAATGATGTGGAGGTTGATGTTATGGATGTAAATAAAATGCAGTTAGATGAAAGAATTTTAAAAGAAATATCAGATACTTATAAAAGGTTAAACATTTCTCGAAAAGAAAATGAAAAGAATTTTGATGATGATTATAGTGATGTATATACTTATGATTATAACAAAAAATCATCTTTAGATGTAAATAGCTATGCAACCATATAAAAGAGGGAGAACGATAAAATGGCAAATTGGAATGAAATAATGAATGAAATAAAACAACAAGATACAGGAAGTGCATTAGACATAGTAAGAAGAAAATATATAAAAAAACTACACGAAAAAACAAAAAGAAATGTTATATGTTATTATTCTGGCTTTTTATCTAATCATAATCATCCTGATGTAGGAATTAATGACACAGACATGACTGGTTTTATGAGTGCCATAAATAAATTAGATAAAACAAAAGGATTGGATTTAATAATACATTCACCAGGAGGAGAAGTTGCAGCAACTGAAGCAATAGGAAACTATTTAAAAGAGATTTTTAAAAATGATATAAGAGTAATAGTTCCTCAATTAGCAATGTCTGGTGGTACAATGTTATCGTGTATAGGAAAAGAAATAATAATGGGAAAGCATTCTAATATTGGACCGGTAGATCCACAATTTGGAGGAACACCATGTTATGGAGTAATACAGGAATTTGAAAAAGCTAGAAACGAGATTATTGAAAATCCTAAAACAATACCAGTATGGCAACCAATAATAACCAAATATCCACCTGCATTTATAGAACAATGCTATAAAGCGATAGAACTGTCAAAAGAACTAATGCGTGAATGGCTAGAAAAAGGGAAGATGCTTGACGGAGAAGAAAATAAAGAAAAAAAGATAAGCGAAATAATAAAGTACCTAAACAATAATGAAAAAACTAAGATTCATTCTAGACACATAAATATTACAAAAGCAAAAGAAATAGGTTTAAAAATAACAGACTTAGAAAATGATGATGAATTTCAAGATGCAGTTTTGTCAATACATCATTGCTATATGCATACTTTTTCAAATTCTAGTGCTGTAAAAATAATAGAAAACCATAATGGAGTAGCTACAATTTCTATAGCAAGACGACAAAATTAGAATATATTTCTTAATTTTAAAGAAGAACTAGCAATAGTTCTTTTTATTTTTAAATTTTTTTAATATTTCGACAGCTTTCGACAGACTTTGCGTTTAACATAATGTATAATATAATTAGAGGTGATAATTATGTTATTAAATTTTCTAATTTGGATTAACAAAAGAAAATTGGACAAGATGATTAATCACAATTATAGTTATGATGAAATTTTAAAACAAAGTCAGAAGTTGGATGTTTGGATTAATATTTGGATGAAGAACGATATTAGATTTAGAAAAAGAGCTTGAATTAATTTCAAGCTCTTGAATTTCTTTTAAGAATATGGTACTATATTTTACAGTACATTTTATTTAATGAGTTACTACAACTTTACTACAACTTTTTTTGTAAAAAATATGTAAAATATACAAAATATTAAAACAACAAAAAAAGTTGTAAAAGTATTAATATAAGCACAAAAAGCCTATATACGCCAATATAGCTCAGTAGGTAGAGCAACAGATTCGTAAACAAAAAATCCAAAACTCTATACAATGCTATTTTACTGCAATACAGCTAATAAATATAAATAACTACAACTTTTAGTACAACTTTTTGATGTAATTATTTAATGTTTCTGCAGTATTTTCTCGTTCACTATCTAAATGTGTATAAATATTATAAACCATATCAGCAGAAGAATGTCCCATAAGATTTTGGGCTTCTTTTATTTTTATCCCAGAATAATAAAGCATTGTACAATAAGAATGCCTTAATTGATGACAAGTAAATTTTATTTTATTTTCTTTAGTTAATTTAAAATTATTATTTAATTCTTTCTGTTCTTTTTCATAGTTTTTATTTATACTATACAAAAAACTTTCTAAATGTCTTCTTATAGCAGAGTCAGTTAACATTTGTCCATCCGTCTCTTTGACAAAAAGCAGTTCTCTATTATTTTCAATAGCATTATTATATAGATCTTCGACAATAGCATAAACTTTCTCTAAAATAGGAACAGTTCTAGTTTTACTATTTTTAGTAGTTTTTATAGTTGGCTTACTATTAATAAAGGTAACAGCTTTGTTTATAGATATAGTTTTATTTTCTAAATCAATGTCATTTATAGTTATAGGTATTATTTCTTCTTTTCTCATACCAGTAAAACGCATTAGGATAAAAAATGGGGCATATTTACTCTTGGATAATATAAGTTGTTTGTCCTCATCAATTGAAAGCGGTAATTTTTCTTTTTTGATTATTTTAGGGGCTTTAATATTGTTGGCAACATTTTTTACAATAATATCATTGTCAATAGCTTCATTTAAAATACGTTTTAATAGTTGTAATGTCTTTTTGGCTGCAGTAGGAGTATTTTTCATTTTTTCCATCAATTCTTTTACATCAAAAGACTTTAAGTCAGCAATTTTTTTTGTACCTAAATTAGGATTAATATAGAGCCTAACCAAATCTTCAAATTCTTTTTTGGTTCGATATTCAACATTAGTAGAATTAAGCTCAATCCATTTCTCTGCAAAAGGTTTTAATAATACGGATTTGTCATCAATAGTACCATTTAAGAAATTGTATTGTAATTCAATAAACTTATTTCTTAAATCCTCTTTATCATTGCTATAAATATATATAGGCTTTTTGTTAGAAACAGTTATTTTTTTCATCAAAAGACCATCTTTTCTAACTGTATAAGTCATACCTTTATATTTTTCCATTAAAAAACCTCCTTAAACAAAATTTTGGTACTTGTCTAAAGAGTTTTATTATTGTATAATAAATAAAACTACATAAACAAGTAGGTAGAATAGATAATGTAAAACTTTGGCGAGGGATACATTATCTATTTTTTTATGAAATGCAAATTTCATATTTTCATATAAGAATTTTGCCTTTTCGTAAAATTTTTATATCAAAACATAAAATAAGTGATATATAAATTTGAGTACATATTATTTATGTACATAAGAGATGAAGTACAGTGGGTAAGAGCGTTGTACTTTGTCTCTTTTTTATTATACATTCCAGTGATGTCCACAATTTTGACACACTGCCATACTTTTATGTTTAGTTACTATTTTTTGTTTCTTATGCCCAAATAAAGTACCTAATAGCATAGGAACTGTTAAAAAAATCCATAGTAATGGTCTCCACCACCAACCTATTAAAAGCCAGTATAATAAACCATGATGTTTTGTTTTTAATTGACTTTCTGATACCATTTGAACATTTACATTTTCACTACCACATTTAGGACAATTCATATTATCACCTCTTTTACTACATATATTATTATATAAAGATAAGTTTAAAAAATTAAACTTAACGTTAAGAACTATTTTTTTCTTATATAATAAGCTATATCAGTATTATTAATATATGTTTTATAAATCTTCAAAATAATAGTGAAAATTATAACCAGTAATAATTGATTTTGGATGAGAATTTCTGTAATCACGTTCCATACATCTTTTACATTCTCTACAGTTAGATAATTGTTTTAAATCTTGAATTTTCCATCCAATAAAATCTTTAGCATATTCATAAGGCCAATCCTCATAGCAATCATACCAATAATGATAAATGGATGGATTATTTTCATGAATTGGAACAAGGATAAAATTTTCCACAGTTCGATTTTTAAATTGTTTTTCAAGTTTTTCAATTCCCTCTTCATTTATAACTTTAACACACTTTTGCTTGATATCTTCGTTATTTAATACACTATTTTCTTGTTCTAATATTAAATTCCTTTTTTTTCTAAAATAGTTAAAATTATTATTAAAAATCATAATATACCTCTTTTAAAGATTATCAAAAAACATAAAATATATTTCTATATTTTTTTGTATAAAAATAAATCTCATTATTAATAGATTCGATTGTAACCTAAGAAGATACTATTTTACTTCATTCTTCTAAAGTTAGGGAGATATAATTTGTTTCTTCATTTCGATTGTCAGCATATCTCCATCTAATTATTTTATTACTATCTGATTTAGCCCAAGTAGCTTGTTTGTTCCAAGTTTCTCCATCTTTTTCATATTTTAAAGAGATCATTTTAGTTTGAGTATCATAATAATATGTTCCTTGAAATAGAATTTCTTTTTCTCCATCATTAATTGTATAATAAATAAAAGACTTATCACTATTAAAGGTTAAAATATATTTAATGAGTGAATCTTTTGCAATGTGTGTTGTTAAATCATTTTTTTTATAATTATATTCATATGAATATGTTCTATCGAAATATTCGTAATATTTTTCTTTATTTAATTTTTGTATAGGTTGATATGAGAAGTATCCTATAACAAAACTAACCAAAATGCTTAATATTGATAAAATAATTGTTATTTTTTTCATTATTTCTTCCTCCTTAATTCAACAACTTTGCCTATAATCTTAATTGGTAATTTTTCAATTTGTTCATTAGTATATACCATAGGTTGAAATTCTGGATTAAGTGGTTGCAATATAATGCCATTTTCATTCTTAAACACTCTTTTAAATGTGCCATCATCTCCATTAACCATAACACAACAGTCTTGTCCATTTTCACAGTCATCGACTTTTTCTAATATAATTGTATCTCCATCAAGATATTCAGGATACATAGAATTTCCTTTTATTCTAAGTCCAAAGTATTGTTTTCCGCCTTTTAGCATATCTGCATCTATTTCTTCTGTGTCTAATATATCTTCTATTAATTCAATTGGAGTTCCTGCAGGTATAGTCCCATATACAAAAACAGTAGCTCTATCAATTATTTTTTTATTAACACCAGTAATATTGCTATCAAATGTCCTTTGCATTGAAACGTCATAACCCATTAACCACACCTCATTAACATCTAAAGCATCAGCTAAAACAGTTAATTTTTTCTGACTTGCGTTTGAAATTCCAGCTAAGTATTTATTTAATAATGTTTTATCTATTTTTGCTTTTTCAACAAGATCTACTTGTTTAATATTTCTAATAGACATAGCCGTTTTTAGTCTATTTTGAAAACTATCAACAATTTGCATAACATACCTCCAATACCTAAATTATAAAGAAAAATTGAAAAAAAATCAATAGTTTTTTAAAAAAAATATAAAAAAGTTGAAAATTTTTCAAAAAAAGTATTGACATTTAATTTTTATTTTGATAATATAATCACAACAAGTTGAAAAAAATTCAACAAGAAAGGAGGAAATATTAGTGGAATATAATTTTGATAAACTTAAAGGAAAGATAAAAGAAATCTTCGGTACTCAAAATGACTTTGCAATAGCAATGGAAATGGCACCAAACACTTTAAGTGCTAAACTCAATAATCAATTTGAATTTTCTAGTAAGGAGATAAGTAAAGCTATTGAATTATTAGAAATTAAATCAGTAGAAGAAGCTTGGAATCTTTTTTTTACAAAGAAAGTTGAAAAAAATTCAACAGATAAATAGGAGGTAGAGATGGAATTAATAAAAGAGATTTTATTTTGGTGGATGCTAATATATGACATTTTAGTAATAATAATAAAACCTATTAGAAAGGCTCTAATAGATTTCTTAAGTAATATGTAATATAGAAAATATAAAAGTTTTGATTTCATCTGGAAAAACCGAAATTAAAAATGTGCAAATTACAGCTAGTAGTCAGTAAATAAGTTGAAAAATTTTTATAATTATACTTTCTTCTTTTAATCCTAAGTAAGAAAAAATATATTTTGGGATAAATATTATAATTCTTAGCCAATAAAAAGGATTAATTGTATTTATAAGTCGAGATCTATAATTTCCTTTGGCTTCTAATAATGAATCCATAGCAGTTTTAGCAACATCTTGATGATTATTAGTTATATTGTCAAATAAAGATACAAGTGACTTAACAACATGGCTACAGCCTACAGGTTGGCAGACTGGAATACGTTTATCTTTTACTCCAGCATATTTTATATAGTTTTTTATTTGAGTTTTGCGTGAAGCTCCATCAACTCTTTGGGCAGCATCAGAAGAGTAATTAGATAACAGGTATTTTTCTATTATAGGATAACGAAGATAATTTACTAAATTATATAAGGCATGAATTAATAAAACGCCAATAAAACCAAATAGAACTTTCATAAATAATAACCTCACTTTCGATGATATTATATCACAAAAATTTGTATAAAGAAAGGAGATGAGAAAATGCCGTGGACTAAATTAGATGAAAAACCAAAACAAAAATGGATAAGTGTAAAACATTGTGCAGAACATTTTGATTGTAGTAAATCACAAATTTACAAATTAATAGAACAGCCGAGATATAAAGATATGGTAAAAAGAACCAAAGTAGGAATAAGAATAGAGCTTAATTTAGCTGAAAAATTAATAATAGGAGGATAAGAAAATGAAGAAACAAGTGAAAAGAAAAAAGAAAATACAAATATCAGGAGAAATGACAATGGTATTAATGTTAAATGCCTTTGTAATAGGTATTTTAGTAGAAAAAATAATCTTATGTGGTTTCGGTTGGATTAGTACAACTGGATTGCTAGGGTAGGAAGGAGAGGAGAATTATGTATGAGGAATTTGAACAAATAGCAAAACAACTTTTGAAGTGTTGCAAAAAATACAATAAAGATTATGCCAATATAGCTTATATAAATAATCATGTTATAGGAAATTTAGATCCAAAAGATAAAGATTACACAAAAATAAATTTTTATATTAGTGAGGAGGATTAAGAATGTTTTTAAAAACAGTTATAAGACAGGGAAACAAAATAATAGAGCAAAACAATATGATTAAACAATATGAAGAAGAAAACAAAATGTTAAAAAGTGAAGTTAATATAAGAGTTATAAAAGAAAACAGATATGCAAGGGCATTCAATAAAATAATGAAACTAGTAAATGCATCTGATGAAATAGAGCATTGGAATAATAGTGAAACTTTTAAAGCTCAAACAAGAAATAACTTAAAAAATGAAATACGCACAATAATAAATAAAGAGTTAGCAGACTGCGAATCACACTAACTCGAACCGTTACATACATAAATGTACTTATGTGTATTATATCAAATTATTTAAAAAATGTCAAAAGTAAGGGTATAAGATGAAAGTAATAGGAACTATAAAAGAATTAATTCCAAAGTTAATGGAATTTGATATGAATAAAATATATTCTTGCGAGATTAAAGAACCTAAATCTCAAAGAAGTTTACAACAAAACAAAATGTTATGGGAGCTAATACATTTAATTGCAAAAAACCAACATCAAGATGATATGGAAGTATATTGTGCAGTATTAGAAAGAGCAGATGCAAAATCTGATTATGTATTAGCTAGACCAGAGACAGAAGATAGTTTAAGAAGGACATTTAGAGGCATTAAATTTATAAGACAACAACAAGTAAACAACACAACATTCAATATCTATAAAGTATATATAGGAAGTTCGAAAATGAATACCAAAGAAATGACAGAATTATTAGATATAACAATTCAAATATGTAGTGAATTACAAATTCCAACTTATGAGGTGTAAGATGATAGTAACAGATTTATCAAAGGAATTTTATCCGGTACCCAAACCTCTGCAGAAAAACAAAAAGACTGAAGAGAAATTTACAGAGAAATCTGCAGAGATAAAAAAGAAAAGTAATAAATTAGCAAAATTAGAACGCGAAAGAGACAAAAACATTACTAAAAAAGGATATTGTCAATACTGTGGTAGATATAGTAAAAGATTAGATCCTCACGAAGTATATGGAGGAGCTAATAGAAAAAGAAGCATTAAAAAGAAATTTGTTGCTTTACTCTGTAGAAAATGCCACGATAATGAAGAAATATTAAATATTCTAAAGGTAAAATATCAAAAAGAATATGAAATAACACATACAAGAGAAGAATTTATAAAATTAATAGGAAAAAGTTACATCAAAGGACAAGCATAAAGTTTGTCCTTACTTTTACGAAAGGAGAAAATACAATGAATTATTTAAAACAAGTAAACAAATTTTATGAGTTACTATTAATAAATCCTTTAAATGCTAATTCTCAATGTTTATATTTAGCATTGTTAAATATAAACAATAGATGTAATTGGATAAAGAATTTTACAGTAGCCAATATAACTCTAATGACGTTTACAGGATTGAATATTTCAGCATTACAAAGAGCAAGAAACAATTTGATACAAAAGGGATATGTTAAATATCAAAAAGGAAAAAGTAATAGTGCAGGAATTTATGAAATTATAGAATTTGAACAACAAAGTGAACAACAGAACGAACAACAAGATGAACAACAGAACGAACAACAAAACGACAGCACAGCGAACAACACAGCGAATACATTAAATAAACAAAACAAAACTAAACAAAACAATAAAAAAGAAATAAAAAAAGAAAAAGAAACAGACCTTGATAAAATTTTAAATGAAAGAGTTGAAGATGAAGAACTAAAAAATACATTTAAAGATTTTATGAAAATGAGAAAGGCTATAAAAAAGCCTTTAACAACAAAAGGGTTGGAATTATGTATAAAAAATGTTTTCCAATTATCGGAGAACAAAGATGAACAAATAATGATTTTAAATAATTCTATAATGAATAATTGGCAAGGTATATTTCCTCTGAAAGAAGAACAAAAGAAAGAATTGATCCAAGAACAAGAAAAAAAATATAAAGCTTCAAGAATGAGTGAAGAAGAATATCATAAAAAGCAAGGAGGAAAAAACTATGTATGATGAAGAAGTTGAAAAAGCTATACTATTCTATGTCATTTTTGAACAGAAAGAATTTGAGTTAACAGAAGCGGACTTTGCAATTGCAGAAAATAAAAAAATTGTAAAGGCAATAAATCAATTAAAGTTGGAGCGTAAAGAGATATCAATGTTGAGTGTAAATGAGAAATTAGAAGAAGATTCATTAAAATACTTAGCATATCTAAATACATATATTGCAGGAAGTAATGCAGACGATATATATGAAATTTTAAAGAAATATACCAAAAAAAGACAAGTGTTTAATTTGGCTAATAAGATAATAAATGATGTAAAAAAAGAAGAAAATCTAGATATTTATATAGAAAAAATAATATCTGAATTGCAAAAAATAGAGTTTCAAACTAATAAGGAAGAAAGTTTTATAACTCAAGTTGTTGATACAGCAAATATTATAGAGAAAAATATGAATAAAAAGGAAGATTTGAGCTTATATACAGGATTCTTTGATTTAGATGATTTAACGGATGGGCTACATAATGGAGAATTAACTGTTATAGGAGCTAGACCTGGTGTAGGAAAAACAACATTTGCATTACAAATTGCAGAAAATATATCCAAAAAAGGTAAGCAAATAGCCTATGTGAGTTTGGAGATGTCTGCAATACAAATGATACAAAAACTTATTGCAATGAGAACAAATATAAATTCAAGAAAAATTAGAAATGGAGATTTAACAGAAAGAGAAGTAGAAGCGGTTGCTTTAGATTGTATGAATTTGGGAAATTTAAAGTTAAATATATTGACTAACACAAATGATATACAGTCAATAGAAATATCAGCAAGAAGATTAAAAAATAGAAACAAACTTGATGTGTTAATTGTTGATTATTTACAATTAGTTAGAAATTTAGGAAATTTTAGAAGCAGAGAACAAGAAGTAGCGGATATTTCAAGGACTTTAAAATTATTAAGTTTGGAATTAGAAATTCCTATAATAGCTCTTTGTCAATTAAATAGAAATGCAAGCAAATCGGAGCCAACGTTAGCAGATATAAGAGAGAGTGGAGCTATAGAACAAGATGCAGATAATGTTATATTTTTATATCAAAAGAATGCAGAAAGTAATATTGTAACAGTAGATCTTCAAAAACAAAGAGCAGGAAATATAGGAAGTGTAGAGCTAATTTTCAATAAACATTATAGTCAATTCCAAAATATAGAAAGGTAGGCAAAATGTTAGAAATAGATAAAAAGAAATTGTTGAGTTTTGACAGTGCCAATAGAGTTAGAATATTGAAAATGATAGTTTTAGGACTAGTTAAATATATAGGAGATAATACAAATGAGTCATGTAACAATGCAAACAAGACAAATGAGTTTTAATGATATACAGCTGAAAACAAAAGTAAGATATGAGCAAATATTAGCTTGTATGGATTCACCAAAAACTGCTAAAGAAATTGCAGTAGAACTTTATGAATTAGGCATTATACCAAGCACAGAGAGGAATTATGTTTCACCAAGATTAACCGAGTTAGAGAAAAGAGGAATAGTAAAAGCAGTTGATAAAAAGAAATGTCAATATACAGGAAAGACAGTAGCAGTCTATGAAAGAGTAGATAATTTAACGGATATGATAGAAGAAAATATGAATCATATACCACAAATTTAGGAGATATTATGAAATATCCAAAATTGGAACGGAATATGTGCTACTGCAATAAAGAATAACTTATGCACAGGATGTAATAGATTAGAACTACTAGAGTTTAAAGGTTTAAAAGAATGTAAGTATGCACAAAGTTCCATAAAGCAAATTAATGAAATACTTGGAATACAAACGGAGATAAAACTATGAATGAAGAAGAATTTTTAATACAAATGAAGAACTTCTTTGAAGGAATAGACAAGCTCAAAGTGGCTCTAGAAACGCAAATAAGTGAAACTGAATTAGCAAGAAATGATTTACTACACGAATTAGAATTAGCGAATCTAGATGCGGTTGAGATGATGAAATTAACGAAAACATTAAAGAAAGTTCTCCAAGAACGTAGGACCTATAAAGATGAATTAGCAAAAGTAATGACATTAAAAAGTTTTACAGATAAATATAACAATAAGTTAATAACAGGAGATATAGTTCAAGTTTTAAAGAATTTGAGAATATTAAAGAAAAATAAAGAAACAAGAATATACAGACCTAGAAGAATAACTAATTTGAAATGTGCAGGAGGCAAAGATGAACAAAGTAATAGCTAAAGAATATGTTGATAAGAACTATGTGCATAAAGATGTAATAAGATATTTAAAAAAGCGAATAAAGAAGATTTATAATGAAAGTCCAGTAGATGAATTTGGTATTCATAATTGTCCAGATACTACTTGGATAGAAGATATGTTAGATGAAATTTTGGAGGATGAATAATTGCAAGAACATTGGTCAATAGAAGAATATAAAAACTACAAAGAGAAAAAGAGTAAATATAAAGCAAAGAAAACAAGTATAGATGGACATAGTTTTGATAGCATAAAAGAAGCAAATTATTATGAAGAATTAAAACTGCTATTAAAAGCAGGAGAAATAAGAGGATTTTGCATACAACCTACATTTATACTTGCACCAAACCTTAAATACAAAGCTGACTTTATTGTATTCAACAACGATGGTTCTAGTGAAATTATAGATGTAAAAGAATTAAGAGAATATATTCAAGATTTAACTATAAAAGTAAAAAATGAAAAAGTAAAAGATGAATTTATAACAACAAGTCGAGCAAAATTAGATACAATAATAGTATTAGATAACATATTAAATGATTTGGAGGTAGAAGATGACTGATAAGGAAGCAAACAAGGTTCTTGAAGAAATGCACGAAGTTCGACCAGAAAAGCTAAATGATAAAGCAAAGAGATTATTTGAAGCAATAATGAAGATAGCAGAACGGTCGAGATAAAGCAGAATCAGATTTATATGAAGCTAATAATAGAATAGTAGATTTAATGAGAATTATAGATGAAAAAGAAGAAGCAATAGTTGAAATTAAATCTATATGTATAAATAATAAACCACATATAGCACAACAAAAAATAATTAAATATATTGAAGGGAGGTGTCATAATGGGTAATTATAAACCTTTTGAAAGAGATAAAATGACAATTGAAGAAGCAATAAATATTTTGTGTACTATAAAAAACATAACAGATACAACATATTATATGAACAATTTTGGACAATGTGACAAAGCCATAGAAACTGTAATAAATAATTATTTAAAAGAAAAAGCAAGAGCTGATAAATTAGAAAAAGAATATAGTAAAATGCTTACTATATTAGATGAAAATAATCTTTTGTAAGAGAGGTGTAAGTAAATGAATATAGAAGAAGCGATTGAAGAATTTAGTTTTTTTAACGAAGGCGATTATATAACAAGAAAAATGTCAGAAGCAAAAGATATTGTACTAACAGCTTATGAAAAAGAAAAAGAGAAAAAAGAAGAACTTATAAAAGAACGAGCAAAAGAAATTATATATGTTGATAGAAATTTTATTAGAAAAGACAAAATAAAGCCAATACAAATTATTGATTTAGATGGAAAAATACATAATGTTTATAAAATTGAGGAGGAATAAAACAATGTTAAGTGATGAAGAAAAGAAAGCAATAGAGAAAATAAAAAAAATATTGTATATGTTTCCTGAAAGCGAAGAATTAAAGTTACTTTTAAATCTAACAGAAAAACAATCTAAAGAAATAGAAGAATTAAAAGATAAAAATAAATTTTATAATACAGCTTACAATTTAGGAAAAACTTATTCTAATAAGAAGTGGGAAGACAAAATAAAAGCAAAAATAGAAGAATGGCAAAAAGAAAAAGAATTTTATAATAAAGATGCGGATAGAGAGTGGGGACAATATAACAATTGGGATTGGATTGACAGTTTTATCAATGAATTGCAATCACTTTTAGAAAAGGAGTAATAAATGGATAAGAAAGAGGAATTAAGATTATTAAAATTATTATACAACGTAATTATGGATAAAACAGTACAAAGAAGATTTGAAACAACAACTACTTGCGATATGACAACAGGCAAACTATCAAACAAAAGATTAATAGATGAATGTGAAGATTATGTTGTAAACAAAATGAAAGAGCTTTTAGAAAAGGAGTAGATATATGGATATAGATGAAACTACTTTTAAAGAATTTATTTTTACCATAATTGCTTGTATTGTTTTATTACCGTTTTTTATAATAGATTTTATTTTAGAAAAGATTTTTAAGGAGGACTAATCTATGGAAAATGAAAGTCCTTACAAAAATGTGATAAAACATATAAAAAGTCATTAGAAAAATGTGAAAGGAAGGATTAAAGATGGAGAAAGAAAATGTTGGAATAGATTATGAATATAGATGTAGATGTTTAGAGGAAGAAATAAATCGTTTAAAAGAAGAAAATGATATTAAATTAAAATGTAGTGAAGCACAAAGGCTAGATGCTGAAAGAGAATTGAATAAAGAAATAGAATGGTTAAAAAAAGTAATAAGTAGTATTTTACATATTTAGTAGAAAAAGTTTAGCTGTAATATACAGCAGTTAGGAGGAAGTATATGGAGAAAGTTACAATTGATGGGATTCCAATAGAAGATTATGGGAAACCAACAAGTAGAAGCAATTATTTTGATAATATTAATTTTATGCAATTAGGAGCAATGCAAGGTTGGCAATGTCCTATTTGTAAAAGAGTATTAGCTCCATTTGTTCAAGAATGTCCTTGTAAAGGTCAAGGAATGGCAACAATGACAGTAACAACTACAGAACTGAAAGGAGCTGATAATATTGAGTGAAGCAGATGAGAATAAGAATTTAAAAATATTTACAAGCAATATTGAAGATGAAGCAGTAAAACAAATAGATTTATTATTACAACAAGAACCTTTTAAAGAATGCAAAGTTAGGATTATGCCTGATGTACACGCAGGGAAAGGTTGTGTAATCGGATTTACAGCAGATTTAGGTGATAAAGTAATACCTAATATTGTTGGTGTAGATATTGGTTGTGGAATGTTATGTGTAGAACTTGGAAATATAGATATTGATTTAGAAAAGTTTGATAAGATAGTAAATGATTATATACCTGCAGGAAGAAATATAAGAGAATCAAAATTGATAAACTTTGAAAAAATAAAAGAATTATATTGTTTTAGAGAATTAAAAGAAACAAACAAATTTGAAAAAGCAATTGGAACTTTAGGTGGAGGAAATCATTTCATAGAATTAAATGTAGATGATGAAAATAACAAGTATTTAGTTATACATACAGGTTCAAGAAATATGGGGAAACAGGTAGCAGATTATTATCAAAATTTAGCTATAGAATTATGTTCTGGCAAAGAAGAAATGTGGAAAAGAAAAGCAGAAATAATAACAACATATAAAGAACAAGGGAAAAAACCAGAAATACAAAGAGCATTAAAAGAATTAGAAAAAGAATATAAGGACAATCAACCAGAACTGCCAAAAGAATTATGCTATTTAACTGGAGAATACAGAGAAGATTATTTACACGATATGCAAATATGTCAAGAATATGCAAGTTTAAATAGAAAACATATAGCACTTGAAATCTTAAATAAATATGGAATAATTGCAATGAACAAATTTGAAACAATACACAATTATATTTGCTTTGAGGATAACATAGTTCGTAAAGGAGCAATAAGAGCAAATAAAGGTGAAAGAGTTATAATTCCAATAAATATGAGAGATGGTTCAATAATAGCAATTGGAAAAGGAAATGAAGATTGGAACAATTCAGCACCACATGGAGCAGGAAGAATAATGTCAAGAATGAAAGCAAAAGAAACATTTAAGCTTGATGAATTTAAAAAATCAATGGAAGGTATATACACAACAAGTGTAGTAGAAGAAACAATAGATGAAGCACCCTTTGTATATAAACCAATGCAAGAAATTATAGATAATATAAAAGATGCAGTAGAAATAGAAAAAATAATAAAGCCAATATATAATTTTAAAGCTAAAAATTAGCTTCGGCTGGATAGGAGGAGAAGATGAATAAAAAGATAAAAGTAATAGATTTGATAGATAGAAAATATCATAATTTAGAATTGCCTAAAAATATAATTATAAATAGAATGAAATATTATTATGACATTGGAATTGGAACGTATTATGATGAAAATGAAGAGAAAATGACGTTAGATTTTACGAACAACGTTTTAAATATGGAAATTGAAATATTAGAAGATAATACAGAAGAGATAGAAGAAATAAC